TTCCAAATATCGAAGCTCTTATACAAGCTAATAAAAAGTCTCCGAATGGAGAAGCACAATAATCACCTACTTGGATAGGTAGATTATTGCAAGGCCTACCTGTGAGGCCTATCGGGCTGGATCATAACTTGGATTATGGACAGACCCATAAGCTATCTAAGGATAGCAACTGGATCGCTATGTCGATCCACACCGCGTGCGTGCGTAGTGAGGGCTCGCATGGGTTGCAACTCGCGCGTGCGTGCGTAGTGAGGGCAGTAGTCTCTTAACGCCTTCTCCTGCGACCGAATCGTTGCAACTCGCGCGTGCGTGCGTAGTGAGGGATACGGTGGTCTGAGCCGGTCAAAGCGGTCATGCGCAACTCGCGCGTGCGTGCGTAGTGAGGGGTAAAACTCGCTGACATGAAAGCTGGTGATTGTTTTCTCATTCCAGGTGAATATAGTGAGGACTACGCTTGGACCGGCTTATGTATGCTGACAAGTCATACACAAGGATTGGAGGAGGAAAAGTTACTTGGATGTGTGGAATTGGAACATGGTCATTTTCAATTGATGGATCCAAACGCAAGATTTGAGATAGCCAATGTGGTCGTACAAATTCTGCCAGACGAGGAGATACAAAATTGAAACGTAAAACAACCAAAACACCCGAAATTCAAGAATCCTCGATTTTGGAAATAGATCGAAATGAATTGGATAGAGAGTGGGCGATGCAACCCAAACTCTATCACAAATACGCGGATGATTTGGCGAGAGCAAGGAAGGCATTGGATGAAGCAGAAGCAGCCGTAAAGGTAGTAAGAGCAGACATCGATAAGCGAATACGAAAGAATCCATCCAAATTCGACCTACCAGACAAACCAACAGAAACCGCAATTGCCAATACCATTCTTCTTCGCAAACAATTCATTGAGGCTCAAAATGCAGTCATTGAGGCACAATTCAGTGTGAACATTCTCTACGCCATGACTACATCACTTGACCACAAGAAAGCTGCATTGGAAAATATGGTACGATTGCACGGACAGGATTACTTTTCAACACCAAAAACAGATGCAAAAGGATATGAGAAACTGGAAAAGGAGAGATCGAATACAGTTGCAAGGAAATGTGTAAAACAGAAATAGGATGAATAAGCGATGTCACTACTTCAAATCATGTTTGGAATCGGTGTGTTTTGTATTGTAGCTCCATTTGTTTTGTTCTTCTGTGGAAAATGGGGTGCTGTTGGATGGTTTAGAGGGAAACATATTGCAGAAAACAAAATGCCTTTTCCAAAAGAACAAAACGATGCCGAAAATGAAACCTAAATATGAAAGGGACACCCCGAATGGCAACAAAACGCGAAAAACGGGAACAACGCATCAAGCGAGGAAGTGGAGGAGAAAATGCGAAGAAGGCGGCAAATGACAGAAGAATGTGGGATTCCCCGTCACTTAATTTACCATCCACCGCTGCATCTTTCTATTTGAAGGATGCAGAACCGAAGAGGTTGGATGTGTTGAATTATTTGGTGGGGAAGGGAAACCCGAAAGCGGATGAAGGGACGTATTACTACGAGAGACGATTTTGGGTGCATAAGGGATTGGGGGCGGATGGGAAGCAATCGTTCGTATGTACATCGAGGACATTTGGAAAGAAGTGTGCTGGATGTGATTATGTTACCAAACTTCAACGCGATCCCGATGCTGATCCAGACATTATCAAAAGACTCCTTCCAAAAGAACGTCAAATTATGAATGTCATTGACAGGAAGGATCTTGAGAAGGGTGTTCAGATTTGGGAAACATCTTGGTTCAACTTTGGGAAGCTGTTGGAATTGAAGATTCAAAATGAAGACGAAGAGGACAATTATGAAGACTTTGCAGATTGGGAAGGAGGAATGACACTCAAATGCGACATTGAAGATGACAAGACGTTTGGAAGATCGGTAGCGGGAATTGAATTCAAAGCACGCAAGGATTACGATCCTGACGACATTGAGAAAAAGGTATATTGTTTGGACGAAATGATTAAGGAGCCGACGTACAAAGAACAGCAAAAAATCATAATGGGCATGGACGAAGAAGAAACGAAATCAAGGAAGTCAAAATTCAAGGAGTCAGATGTGAAGAAGATCAAGAAAATGTCGGAAAAGGAACTTCGCAAGTTTGTCATTCTCAACGACTTGGAAGATGAGATCGATTTGGATGAAATCGATGACGAAGATGATTTGCGAGTGGCTGTGCTGGAGGCTGTGAAGGGAGCTTTGGAAGACGAAGAGGAGAAGCCTGCCAAGAAAGCCGCAAAGAAGAAGGTAGCAAAGAAGTCGTCCAAAAAGAAGGTCGAGGAAGAGGACGACGATGACGACGACGATGATGATGACGATGATGATGATGAATCGTCCGATGACGATGACGATGATGATGAATCGTCCGATGACGATGACGATGATGATGACGACGATGACGATGACGACGATGAATCGTCCGATGATGACGACGATGACGATGACGACGATGAATCGTCCGATGACGACGACGATGACGACGATGACGATGACGACGACGATGATGATGATGAAGAGCCTGCCCCGAAGAAACGTGGTCGCCCAAAGAAGAAGCGGTAATACCACAACATAACTCTCCTTTGGACAGGGGCCTTGGTGCAGAAACTAATCACCAAGGCCCCATTTTCAAACGTACAATGGAAGATGTAAATGATGGACACGAAAAAAGTACGAAAGCAATTGCTCACAAAAACATCCATTAAACCACTCACTGCCGATGATTATGTTGGAACAGGCAGCACATTGTTAAATCTGGCGATCAGCGGGAATCCATATCGCGGATTTGCAAAAGGGTATTACTATTATCTGGTGGGGGATACACAAAGTGGAAAAACATGGTTGAGTTTGACATGTTTAGCAGAGGCGTCCATCAATAAGAATTTTGACGGCTATCGATTCATATTTGATAATGGAGAGCAAGGAGCGTTAATGGACATGGAACGCTTCTTTGGAAAAAAGGTGGCTGATAGAATAGAACCTCCTCGAATAGTCAAAGGGGAAGCGGTTTGTTCGTATACTTTGGAAGACTTCTATTTCAATGTACATGACGCAATCCAAAAGGGAGAGCCGTTCATCTATATTCTTGACAGCATGGATTCACTGACATCAACACAAGAGTTGGGAAAATTTGAAGAGAGAAAAAAGGCTGCAAGAAAAGGCAAAACAACCACAGGCAGTATGGGTGATGGGAAGGCAAAGATCAATTCACAGGATTTGAGACAGCTATTGACACCTCTATACAAAGCAAAAAGTATCCTCATTGTAATCAATCAGACGAGGGACAATCTGAAACTTGGATATGGAGCACCGTTGAAGACAAGAAGCGGTGGACATGCTCCATCTTTTTACGCCTGTCTTGAATTGTGGAGTTCGGTGAAGGGAAAAATCTTCAAAAACTCTACAATCATGTCGAGCACAACTGGAAGAAAGAGTGTGCGAAAACGCGAACTCGGAACGTATTGCAAAATACGGGTCAAAAAGAATCGAATGACAGGAAAAGATCGAACAATTGTCATTCCGATTTACCACAGCTTTGGAATTGATGACATTGGTTCATGTGTGGATTATCTGGTTGAAGAATTTCGATGGGGGAAAAAGGGAGTAAAGATAGAGGCGCACGATCTGAGCAAAACAGCTACAAGGGATAAACTGATTCAATTCATTGAGAAGAGAAATCTGGAGAAGGATGTGCGTGACATCATGGAGGAGGTTTGGTTAAATGCAGAAAAGCAATGTGAAGTGAGACGAAAGAAAAGGTACTGATACCGGAAATCAAAATGAAACCAAAAATTCTAAATGTCGGTTGTGGTTATTCCAAAATTCCAATTCCAGATATAGAAGAAGTTCGTCTTGACATTGACCCTATTGTGGAACCTGATATTGTGTGCGATGCAAGAAATCTCACAGAAGTCGGACGAGGGGAATATGATGGAGTATGGATGCAACATGTTTTGGAGCATTTTTGTGAGTATGATGTTCAAAGTGTTCTGAATGGAATCGATTTTGTCCTGAAGCCGACAGGTGTCCTCATCCTTATTGTACCAGACATCGTAGAAGCCATTTCTCATGTCATTGAAAAACAGGCATCCATCAATGATGTCATTCTGTGTACGCAAACAGATCCAATTAGAACAATAGACATGATATATGGATTGCAATCAAAGATAGCAAGTGGAAATGAATTCTACGCACATAAGATGGCGTTCGACAGAAAATCACTAACAGGATTATTGCATCAAAACGGATTCAAACACATCCACTTTGTAAAGTCGGTGTTGGAAATTCGTGCGGTAGCTACGAAGGACTTAGCATATCCAGAGTGGATTCAGAAATACATGTCACAAGGAACGAAGCACAAAGAAGATGAAATCACAGAAATGTGGATGAATTGGTGAATCATGGCAAAGACCTACTTGATCCTTGACTGTAATTACCTCTGTCGCAGAGCTTGCTATGCAATGGGAGATCGATTGTCTTATGCAGGTTCGCCTACAACGATTCTCTACACATTTCTCCGCGATATGATTGCCCTTCAAGAGCAATTCAGAACAAGTGGAATCCTATTCTGTTTCGATTCAAAGTCCAGTAAACGCAAGGAGATATATCCAAAGTACAAACAAAAGAGACACACAAAGGAACTGACAGAAGAAGAAATTGAATTTGAAAAGGCATTTCGGTATCAAATCAAAAAGTTGAGAATGGCGCATTTACCAGAAATTGGATATCGAAACATATATCGAAAGGCTGGATTTGAATCAGACGATTTGATTGCGAAGTTAGGAGAGGATGTTACAAGAGAAGGGAAAAACAAGGGAGTTGTTGTTAGTTCGGATCACGATTTATTTCAATGCATCACTCCTTTTGTCTCATTTTACAATCCAGCCG